TGCCGGCGCCCATGCTCGCCACCGCGCCGCCAATCTGTTCCGTCGCCGCCCGCAACGCCTCCACCGCCAGTTTCAGATCGGCGACAAAGCCGCCGATATCGGCGCTGAAGCGGACTTCGACGCTGCCTTCGCTCGCCATCGGATCACTCCCTGTGGATTGCGCTGCCCGGACCGGTCAGCGGATGCTGCCCCGGTCGCCGAACAGCGCCAGCAGATCGCCGAGATCGCCCTTGGGCCGCGGCTCCGGCCGGATGCCGAGGTAGGCCGCGACCATGAGATGCAGCGGCGGATGGCGCTGCCAATAGCGGGCCAGCGCCTGGAAGCGGGGAACCGTCATGCCGGTCTCGACCTGCTCCCAGGTCCAGCCGGTCGACATCACGACATGGGCGATCAGATCGTCCCAGTCGATCGGCTCCCCGCCGCCGCTTCCCCCGCGGGTTGCAGCCCGCTCACGCCGGCGATGGCGCCGAGCACCGCCCGCGCATTGCCGAGGTCGAGCATCTCCTCGGTCTGCTCGCGGGTGATCTCCGGGTAGTTGCGCGACAGCGCCGCCTGGGCGATCTCCACCACCGCGTCGATCTGCGCCGCATCCATCGCCGGCCCGATCCGGCCCAGCGTCTGGAACGACGGCTGCAGGCGGCGCAGCTGGCGGAACGACAGGGCCGGCACGATCCAGTCGCGGCCGCCGATGCGGACCGCGACGCCGTCGTATGGCGGCTCGGCCATGCTCACGACGCCTCGGCCAGGCTGATCGAGCCGAGATTGCCGGCGGCATCGGCGAAGGCCATGAAATCGATCTCCGGAATGGTGAAATCCTCGAGCTTGCTGGCCAGCGTCAGCTTGGTCGAGACGCAGGCATTGAGCTGCAGGTTGAGCTGCTTGCCCTGGAACGTCTCGTAGAAATTCGCCTGGAACTGCGGCTGGGCGCCGAGCAGCTGGTTGCCGATCACCATCGTCTGCCCGCTGCCGGCAATCGCATAGCCGTAGCTGATCAGCAGCGCCATGCCGGTGTCGGCGGCGGCGAAGCTATAGACGCCGGTGTCGGCATTGACGCTGTATTGCCCGGTCGCGGGCGCCGCGGCCACTTTCAGCAACGGCAGGCCGGTCGCCGCATTGGCGACGCCGAGATCGGCGATGAAGCTCGCCGCATTGGCGACCGTCACCTGGAACGGCGCGGCCGGCACGGCGGCGGCCTCCTGGAACGCCGTCGCCTGCTGGCCGCTCGCCAGCGTGGTGCCGAAGAACAGGTCGTTGAACGACCGTCCGCTGATCCGCGCCATTTTCGCCTTGCCGCTGATCTTGCCGGCGCCGCGGGCGATCGCCAGGGGAAACTGGAACTGGCCGTGCAGTTCCTTCAGGCTGAACTGGAAATCGATCGACACATCCTGCACCGCGCCGAACTGCACCGGCGTGGCATTGACCGTGTCGGTGCGTGTGCCGAACAGGACCCCGGAACCGAAACCATATTGGGCCATGCGCTAGATCTCCTCTGCCAGGTGGCGCTTCAACGCGTCGACGGCGCCGCGGATATGGTTGAAGGCCGCGGTATCGCGCGATGCCGGGCTGTTGTGGATATGCGTGGCGAACCAGGATTCGATCCGTTGTTCGAGCCGGTGCAGCCTGGCGCCGGCATCCTGCTCGGCGGCCCGGAGATGCGCGCCGACCGCCTCGATTTCCGTTTTCATCGACATGGGTTCTGCTCCTATGGCACCAGGATGTTGATCGGGATGATGGCGACCGCCTGCTCGCCGAGCACGCCTTCGTCGGTCTCGATGCCGCCGCCGTCGATCCAGCAGTGGGAGACCAGGCCGCCCAGCGTCTGCGCGCCCTGCACCGGGTCCGGCGCCAGCGCCGCCTCGATGGCATCGAGCAGCCGGTTGAGCTCGGTTGCCGGCACGGCCTGCGGATCGCCGCCGGCATGCACATAGAGATAGAGGGCGGCCGTCAGGTTCCAGGCGGCTGGCAGCCCGCGGCGCTGCGTCGGCCGCTCGCCGCGCTGCGCCAGAAACAGCGCCGGCTGCTGCGCCGCCGGCAGGTCGGACCAGTGCTTGAGCCGCCGCCCGGCGCTGACCAGGCCGGGAATGGCCGCCACCCGGTCGAACAGGGCGGCATAGATCGTCTCCCGGACCATCACTGGCCCGGCCCCGGATCGCTGTCGACCACCGCCGCGAGCTCGCGCGCGATGTCTTCCGCCATATCGGCTAGCGCGCTCCGCAGGAACGATCGCGCCGGCAGATCGACCCGCCGGCCGTAGCCTGGCACCAGCACCTGACGGGCGCCCTGGCGGAGCGGCCGGCCGAAGGCTGCGGCGATGGTGCGGAGTTGCGCGCGCACCGTTTCCGAGCCCTGGAAGCCATATTCGGGGGCGGCGGCCTGCGGCGCCGCACTCGATACCGTTGCGGTCAGGCCCTGCGGGCCGGCCTCGATCGCCACCTCGATGCCGGCGCGCAACCTGCCGGTGCGGGCATGCAGCACCTGGCCGCTCAGCTTGTCGCGCTGGATATGCTGCTGCAGGCCGGCGGCGAGGCCGGCCATGCGCCCGGCGATGGCATCGCGCAGCGCTGCCGGCATCGCGTCAAGCCGCGCCAGCAGGGCGTCGTCGCCGGTCACGACCGCCTGAATCATAGCGTCAGCACCTTGCGATAGGGGTTGAGCATGGCCCGCACCTGGTCCGGCAGATCCTTCTGGATGAAGCTGACCACTTCGCCCTGCACGGATTTCGAGATCTGGCCGATGCGGTCGCGTTCGCGATACCGGAGCGCCGTCAGTTCGATGCAGGCCTGGGCGATATCGGCCGGAACGGTGGCATAGCCGGCGGTATAGCGGATCGTCACGTTGCGAAAGCCGCGATGGAAGCGATAGCCCTGCAGCAGCAGGAGCGTCGCGTCGAAGCGATAGCCCGGGTTGTTGCAATCGGGCGCCGCCGGTATCGCCACCCCGTCGATCGACAAGGCGGCAACGGCGTTGACCGGGTTGTTGGGGAACGGGGCCCGGACCCCGCCGTTGCCGTCCCAGACCTCGTCATAGACCGTTTCGGCCAGGCTGCGGCCGAGCCAGATGGCGATGAAGCGGCTCGCCGCGCCGATCAGGCGCCCGAGCAGGAGATCGTCGGTGCTGGTCTGCAGGCCGAGCCAGGCCTTGACCTCGTCCAGCGTGGTGAGATCGCCGGCTGCCATCTAGGACCTCGCCCCGCCGCCGGCGCAACGCCGCGCCAGCGCCACCGCATCGGCCCGCTTCAGCCGCTTCTCGTTCAGCTTGTTGCCGGCGGCATCGAAGACGTCGTAGAAGCCGAAGCCCAGGCTGAGCAAGCGGGCGCCGTCAGGGACTTCCGCCGCCCCGTCCCTGCCCGGCGCCGGCGCCAGCCGGAAGCCATGCGCCAGCAGTTCGGCCACGGCGCTTTCCGGCACCTCGATGCTGCGGTCCGCCGCCACCGCGACTTCGCTGCCGCACCAGGCGATGCCGGTAACGCCGTCAGGAGCCAAGAGCTTCATCCTGCCACTCCGATTGTTGCAAAGAAGGTTGCCATGGCGCGGCCCTGCCGGTGGTGGCGGCGCCAACCGCCACCGCCGGCACAGCCCGTCGCGCCTAGCCGCTCAGCCGTTGCCGATGTTGCTGATCATGCCGAAGGCCGGCGGGAAGTAGTTCTGCAGCACCTCGTCCACATAGACGCCGTATTCGTACTTCCGGGTCTTCAGCGGCCATTCGATCTGGTAGTAGTCCTGGCGCGCCAGCACCCGCAGCACATTGGCCACCCCGGACAGCGGATAGGGCACCGTGCTGGAGCAGAACAGGATGGTGCCGGCCGGCAGATTGGGATGCAGCCGGATCGGAATCTCCTGCACGCCGTTCAGCGAGAACTTGTTCAGGTAGCTCCGCACGCTGGTGCCGCCGGCGATCACCCCCTGATTGACCGTGAAGGTGAAGCGCTGCGCCGCATTGGCATTGCCGGCCAGCACCTTCTTGTTGATGTTCGCCATCTCCTGGGAACTGACGTAGATGTCGGTCGGACCGAGCCGGCAATTGTCCCAGAACGACTGCAGCGCGGTATCGATCTCGACGATGCCACCGGCGTTGTCTGACGTGAGCGGCGTGCCGGTGCCGGCGGTGCCGGTGGCCAGGCTGGCAAAATAGGCATTGCTGCCCGCCTTGGCGACCTGACTCAGGAGACCGTCGAACACCAGGGCATTGGTGCTGTTGTCGCTCGCCGGCAAGCTGGCCGCGGTCTGCGTGCCGGCCGCCACGGCGGTGATCGAGACGCTGTTGATGGTGGTGATGGCGCCGAGCTTCTCCGCGCCGGCGGCGCCCCAGAACCAGGCATAGCCGATGGCGCCGCGCACCGCCGCGAGCGATGCCGCGACGCTGCCGTTCGGACCGGTCACCGCCACCGTGGCATTGGCCGATTTCTGCGCCGCGCCGCCACCGAAATTGTCGGTCGAACCATCCGCGTTGGTGCGCGCCACCTGCGCGGCGATGCCGCCGGCGATGCTGCCGTTGAGATAGCCTTCCATCGACAGGGCGACCGCGATCACCGACAGGGTCTGGGTGGCGAGGCTGCCGCCGGAGGCGCTGGCGACCAGGGTCGGCGTCGGCGTGGTGCCGAGGTTGAGGGAATTGTTGCCGCCGAGGATGATCTTCTCTTCCTGGATCATCAGCGCCTTCAGCGTGTTCATCGCCGCCGCGCCGCGCGCATCGTCGAAGCCTTGCGCCGCATACTGCGCTTCGAAGGTGACGGTATCCTCGAGCCCGAGGCCCTTGTAGACCGCGACGCAGTCCTGGATGGTGGTGGCGATCACGCCGCCGCGGTTGCCCTGGCCGACGCCGGCGGAGATGCCGCCGGTATTGATGCCGGTGATCGCCCGCCAGTTGGCCTGGATGCCACCCTTGCCGGAAACGCGGGGAATCTGGTTGCGCAGCGGCGTCAGTACCGGGAACAGGTCCTTGGCGCCCGCTTCCAGGTCGTAGTAGGTGAAGCCGCTGGTGGCCGAGCCCGCCTGCACATAGGCCTTGCCCATCATCCCGTCCGGCGGCGTCATGGCCTTGGACAAGGCCTGCTTGATTGCCGCCAGAGACTGCTGCTCCTGGTCCGTCATTGCTGTTCTCCTTCGACGATGAGTGAACCCGCTGCATCCGGAGCGGTGCGGTGGGGCCGAGCCCGTAAAGAAAAAGGGCCCACGCGATGCGCGGGCCCCGGCAAATTTGCAGCTGCGGCGAAGAATCAGCCGAGACTGCGCAGCGGCGTCATCTGCGCCAGCTTGATCAGCAGGGCGGCACGGTCCTCGCCGGACAGCTTGGCCAGGCGGTCGAGCAGCGCGGCATCGTCAAGCTCCCGCCCGGCGCCGTCGCGGTCCTCGGCCTTGCCGATGGCCCTGAGCACCGCCCTGGCCGGCGCCGGCTGTCGCTCCAGCGTCTCGATCCGCCGCTGCAAATCGCCGATGCCCTCCGCGAGTTTGCCCAGGCGGTCGGACATGACCGCGATCTTGCCCAACGCCTCCGCCTCTTCCGCCGCGCCGGGCCGGCGGTCCTCGGCCGTTGCGGGGGGCAGTTCCGGCTCCAGCGCGGCCTTGAAGACGTCGAATACCGTATCGGGATTGGCCGGACGATCCACCAGGCTGATCTCGCCGATCTGGCAGCCGGTGATCACCTTGCGGTCGCGCTCGTCCCGGCTGGTGACCCGCCCGCCGATCGAGAAGCCCTTGTAGACGCCGGCCTGCACCTTGCGCCAGGCCTCGTCATCGACCACCTTGGCGGCCAGATAGAGTCCCTTCTCGTCCACCGCCGCATCCTTGGCGATGCCGACCGCGCTCGGCTGATGCATCTCGCGGATATTGGCATAGCGCATATAGTCCGGCAGCGCCGCCTCCACCGCCTCGCGGCGGACGATCTCGCCCTGGCTGTCGAGCGCTTCGGTCGAGGCATAGCCATAGACCATGCGCTGCTCCGCATCGGTCTTGGTGATGGTCGCATATAGCCGCATCCGTTTGGCTCCTTTCAAATGACAGTCGCTTGCGGGGCCGCGATCGGCACCGTATCCGACGAGGCGATGCCGGGGCCGGCATCCGTTGCGGCGC